CTCACGTTACGAGCTAGCGGCTGTTTCCGGAACAGAGTTTACCACGCTACGGTCTCGGTCTCATCATCCGAGAATTTGCATTTGGGTGATTCCCATTGTCCGCGCTGATGCCAGTCAGTGCAGCTAGAGCTGTCTCGCGGAGTTAGATGTCAACTGTCTGCACGCTAAAGGAATCGAGGCGAGCATGCAAGATATCTTGCGTGAGCGGGCTGGTTTGGATAATCTAGGCCAGTACCGATCGGATGGGCGTTCGAAAAAGCTCTCCGAAGCGTTGCATGCGCTATCTCGAGCTGTCGAAGTGCCTGCGTACGACTACCCGTTGTACAACATGGTCACGGACGTGCTTGGGTATCGTCTCAATGTCTCAGAGGAGAACAGAAGTGTCACCTCGAGTCAATGGGTGGAAACAGCCCTTACCAAATATGGCTGTCCAATTCACCTCACCAGAGACGAATTTCGACACTCCGGAAAACGAAACGGTTGCACCTGCAACATTCGTGATCGGTCCGGACGACCAGACGGCAACCGACGGTCATCAGAAGCGGTCGATACGCGTGGACGGGGATCCGAGCGAGAGGGATCTTTTGTACGCGGTCTTGATGATGAAAACGGGGGAACTGAACTATCCAGTCTTCCGGTTCACGTATCAGATCGAGGAAGTAGAGGACCCGAATCAAAGCTGGCACACCGACTTGCAATTCAATCGGTCTATAGCTCGGTTCGTGGTATCGACGGAAGGCGCAAGCCTCTCGAACTGGCTGAAGTGGTGGAGCGGCATATCCATCGCACTTCTTACGCTGGTCTACCTCTCCTTACCAGTAATGGCGATGTTCTCGATAAAGGACTTCGTCTTGCTCAACGCATTGCCGACGGGAAGCGTCGTTTCGACCCTTACCTTTTCGGTCGCCGCGTGCAGCCTGGTGCTTCTGGTCCAAAAACTCGTTTGGTATGGATGGCGCCGTTGCCTACGAGCATCATTGGTCTGGCTTTCTCCAAGCCGGTTCAAGAAGCTATGGCGCGAAACCGTCCGTACATCTGGGGCCTTCAGAAGCATGAAGAAGGTTCCATCCTGGCGGAGATGGCGGGGCGTTATCGCTACGTTTATAGCGTTGACTGGTCACAGTTTGACGCTTCTGTCTCCCCTTCTCTGATCAATGACATGTTCCGTGTGGTTCGGAGCGTGCTTGATTTGACTGATCGCGAGGACAAGCTTTTCTGGTCCTATGTGAATGATTTTATTCACACGCGTATTGTGTTGCCTGATGGTAACGTTTATCAGGTGCATCGAGGAGTACCGAGCGGATCAGCGTTTACCTCGATGATCGACAGCATGGTTAATGTCTACCTCATGAATTATTTGTGGGTTAGGCTCACTGGCCACGCTCTCCAACACAATCAACTCGTCGTGATGGGCGATGATGCGGTCGTAGCGTCAAACGAACGAGTCGAACTGGC